ATTGCAGGCCAGACCGACCACGTGGGTTAATTGATTTGCCAGAGTGAAAACGCCGGCCCCTATTCGATCCGCAGCCATATTGCACAAATCTACTTCTAATTGCGTGAGTGCCATCTTATCACCTCAAAAGAAGCCCGCCCGTTGAAAGGATTGTTCAAAGACGGACGGGCTTCAACCCAATACGGCGACCATAACTTACAGTTTATCCACACACGTTTTCCCGCGCGCGTCGATCCAGATTGTGCCGGCGGCGGAGGCGTCAATGCCAAACAGCGTTCCGGACGTGCATTTCAGACCCTTGCCGGGCGGAGCTTTCCAGTAGAAAAATCCACTGGCCGCGGCCAAGGCAATGGGTCCAATATGAGGCGTTACAACAGCAGCAGCGGCCAATCCAGAACCCAGCGTTACATCCATTGCCGCGTCAGCCCGAACTTGAAGTTCTGTGATGTAATGCGATTTTCCGGCGACGGCGGCAAGAATCGTTTCCCCGCCGCTGACGTCTTCGCTGGACATCGATTTGAACACATCAACGCCTTCATGCGGCAAATTTACGATTGGATAAGTGTTGTCTGTAATTGCCATGATTTACTCCATGTTCAGATAAACCAGTGAAGTTTCCCCGGCAGCGGCAATGCCCATGAACGCGCCCCAGATCGGGTCCGTTACCGCAGCGACACCCACGGCCCCGGCAGTTGCTATGGTTGCCGGATACCCGGCCGCCTCACCAATGACCACGGTTTCGCCGCCATCCACCACCATTGCGCACGGCCCTTTTCGCTGTGCCCAATAGTAATAATTGGCCGTTACAACGCCGTTTGTGACGCCGACACAATAGCCGGTCAGCGTCGTCGGGGCGACGATAATAGCGGCCCACGGATTCGGATAAAGGGATACTTCCGACGTGGCTTCCGTCGCAACCCGGATTGCTTCATCCAAAACGACCGACAATACCGTGTCTTCGGTAGTCCATGACGCGGTATTAATCTTGTAGTAATGGCCTTCCCCGGTTCCGTCTTCAACCACCAGATAGCCACCAGCCAGACTGGACGGCGTCAATCCGCTTCCGGTTGTGACCAATACCGAGATCGTCGTATCTCCGATATTGGTGGTAAGTCCGGTTTGAACCTCGTTTTCAAGGCCCGCTGCAACGGCCGGACTCTGGCCCATTAAACCGGCTGCCAGTTGCGTTCCACCGGCTTGACAATACCGCCATAAACGGCCGTCTCGGGCTTCCAGCTTTGTACCCAGAGGATACGCCGCGGCTGCCTGTGCCGTACCCGGCAAGTGAGTTGGAACGCCGGGATTTTCAAAGATGGGTAGAAATACTGTTGACATTTTTGAATCTCCTGCAAATGAAAAAGAAGGCCGCCCCTTTCGAGGCGGCGCTTACTTATTCAAGGTTAAGGTCGATCAACGCGCTTTCGCCAGCCGCGCCAATATAAATGGTGTGACCCCAGACCTGCGTGGTAATGGCAGGTATTCCGACACCGCCGGCCGTGCCGTTTGTTGCCGGGTTGCCGGCAATCGCTCCAACCACCAGCGTATCACCCGCATCGACGACCATCGGACACGGTCCTTTGGTCTGCAACCAGCCGTAATAATTGGCCGGGATGATCACGTTAGGAACGCCGGTCCAAATGCCGGTTACGGTGGTGGGCATGACGATCACATCACGCCATTTATTCTTGACCAGCGTGATTTCGGCGGTTGCGGCGACAGCCAGACGGATCGGCTCGAACAAATCCAGCCGCATAACGGTATCGCCGGTAATCCATGTATTCCACTGGATCGGATAGCAATATCCTTCCCCGGTCCCGTCAGTGATGAGCAGCCAACCGTCCTGCAATTCGCCGTCGCTGATCCCGTTGGACGTGGTAACAAGAACCTGTCCGGATTCTGCGCCCAGCGCCAGACCATACGCGGTCTGTACCTCGTTGGCGACGTTGGCATTGATCGCCTCAGATTGGGTCATCAGGGCGACTTCAAGCTGTGTTGCCCCGTTTTTGGCATAACGCCATCTTCGACCGAAGCTGTCGTAAAGACAGGTTCCCAGCGCATATCGCTGATCAACAGTCGGCGTGAAAAGGCCTTCCGAGGGATCGCCCTGCATGAAAGGCGGTGTGGATTTCCGCATATAGCGGCTGTTTGTTTCAGTACCCATTTTACATTCTCCTATAAATAGGTCTTTATTTGTTAAAACACACAATCAGCAGAAAAACGTCCGGATTATTCCTTGTCCAGAAGGATTTCAATGACGCCCGGGCCTTGCAGACGAACCGCGCCGTAAAATGCTTCGGCAAAGGCCTGAATGTCATAGTTTTCATCCGGCAATTCATCCGTCCGGGTGGTGACGTCTTTTGCCATCGCCATAAGAACCGCATCGCGCTGGAACGCATAACATTCGATGCAGCCCGTATCGGTTGCATTGACGGTGAATCGTTCCGTGGGCATGAAGATAAATTCATAACCCATAAAGGTTTTGAGTTCGCCCGCATACAACGCCTTGACCGCGTTGTAGTCAGAACTGCCCACTTTGGTATCCTGTAACAATTGCCACTTGTTATAGGGATTGGTCACGAAATAGCGACCTTCCTGCGGAACGGAGGCATCGTCCATAAGCTGACCGCACAGGGCCAGCTTTGCCACGGTCAGCGGCGTTTCGGTCGTATCGGAATGATCGCTGCCGGCCGCCACAAGCACGCCGGACCCGTCGATCAAACGGCATTCGCCGATATCGTAATTGTTGACCACGGTTGTGCCACCCTTGCCGGTATAGGCCGCGCCGCCCAGAGCGCCAAGGATTTCTTCATCCATGCCGCGATACAGGGCCGCAACGCCGACTTTCAAATAGTCGGAATTGGGGTCTTTCATCATCTGGATTTTGTCCAGATCGGACGTGGTATCCGACCACGTATAGGAATGCAGAGTACACCGACGCCGACTGTGGGGCGTGCTGATATGCTCTGTTTTTGAGCCGCGCGCGCGGTCTTTCTTTGCCGCCGTGCGACCGATGAAATCCCAGAATTTTTCTTCGGAATTCTGCGTTTCATTGCGCACGCACATCCGAAGCATGGAATTCATCTGCTGGTAGGTGATCATGAAGGAATCCGAGTATTCCTTCCGGAAAGCTGTAGTCACTTGAAAACTCATGGGGTTATCTCCTAAAAAGTTTTTAAATTCCGTTCAAAAACTGTTTCGGCGATTTGCCCCACGAGTTGGGGGTTCGGCCTGCCTTTTACGTTTCGGTCAACGTGCCACTTTCGGCCAGTCAACGCGGGTTCGCTAAGGATTTGCCCGTGATTTTATGGATTAACCAAGTCCGGTTCTCACGAGTTCCCGGTCCCGGTATTGTCTTTATACCGCATAGAGTATAACTTACTGCGTTCTTCAAGTAAAGAGTCATATTTTGTGCGGTTGGTCCGCTTCAAGTTTTCGGTCAACTGTTCATTGATCTGCGTAATGCGCTGATCAAGGTTTAAAGCCGGGGCCGGTGGTGTGCCTCCCGACGTATCGACGCCGGACGCTTCGCTGAAATGTTTCTGCATAATCGTTGCCAAAAAGTCAGCCACTAACGGATCGTTGCCGATACGCGCGAGCAGCGCATCACGTTCCGGACCTTCGGCGGTAAACTCAGCAATCGCGCGATTGGCCAGATGCAGCCGGGCGTCAAACGCATCGCCCCATTTTGCGTGTAAGTCTTCTGCGGCCTTCTGTGCCAATATCGGCTGAACCAAGGGGAATAATTCTTCAAAATACGGCATCGGATCAGTCTGCATATCCTTGACCGCCTCACTCATACGCAGCGCGTCAAAGGCCAATACCGCTTCAAACTGCTGCTGATTCAGGCCGACTTTATGAAAAGCGGCTTTGGCGGAGTCCATAATGGCCGTATCTTCATAATATTTTTCCATGCCTTTGGGCGTCTCGAATTTGTACGATTCGGGCTTGTCCGGCCTGCCAATCGCCTTGAAAAACAAATCCTTTTCGGTCTGGGTTGCTTCCGGACCGGGCACGAAAATACCCTTGCCCTGTTTACTGATCGCAATGTCCTGATGCCCGATATGGCGCAGCAATTCCGGGACACTGTTTCCAACTATCCCATACACTTTTCGGCCGCGGAAATCATCCGGGACAAGATTTGAATTCTGCCAGCCCTCTTTCAGCGTGCCATCCGGGTTGACAAAACTCCCGGTTGTTGCGCCAGCCGCTGGAGGCGCTGCCGGCGTCTGCGTTTGAGCCTGTGTCTGCGTTTGTGTTGGTTCTTGATTAGCGCTGCCTGCGCCGTCCTGAACGTCTGCCATAAGTCAATCCTTTCGTTAAATTTTTGGTTCTGTTTGACAATCCGCTATGGGTTTATTTTCCAGTGATGTATTAATCATCGTCTGGATATATCGAAATACGGAATGAGCGCCAAGATTATAGGACGTCTGTCGTTCATTGGTCGGATCAAATAATCCCTGATGATCTTTGGCCCGGCAAAACTGCGCCAAGTGTCCCAGCGTCCTTTTTCCCGTTTCGGTGGAAAAAGTCGCCTTAAAATCTCGAACTACTTTTTCCTGTTCAGCCGTCAATTCACTCATTTTTTGGTAACGCCTTGAATGGTTCCCTTATTTTCCGAGGCATAGAATACCTGCTTGCCCTTCTTTTTTCCATACTTTTTGATCATCGCCAATTTAATCGTTCTGCCTTTTGAAGTCAGCGGCATGGTTAGCCTCCTATTTGAGCCAACATATTTTCGGCCGGGCTGCCGGCTTCTGGCTTGCTCGACGCATCTTTAAAGGATTTTCCGGCGGCCTGCATCGCTTCCATCTGCATTGTCGCTTGTTGCATCTGATCCCGCTTCTGCCGGACTGCGTTGGCTTCGTCTTCGGTATTGAGATCGCCTTCGTTGAGGCCGAATGTGGTTGCCATACGACGGCCGGCACGTCGGACGTTGATAACTTCCTCTGTAAATCCGGGAACAATTTGTTCCATGAGCAGCGAAAATTGGGCATAGCGTTGCAGCGCATCGGATTGCTGTTCCTGCAAGGCCAGCGCCAGACGGCCCAGATATTCAATCTTCAATCCGCGCAGTTCGGGCGGCGGGGGAGGCAGGATATGATTGCGGAGCAACAAATGGAACGTCCGGACCAAGATCGGCGTCAGGCCTTCATTGTACAGCCGGGTTGAAGGCAGGATCAGGCGCATATAGCCGGCCTTGACGCGCTCGATGATTTCCACCGTGGTACGGCGATCCCCCGGCAGGTTATCCAGCGGCGCGAACACCTTGACATAAAAACACCGATGAATCAAATCCTGCTGCATTTGGATGGTATCTTTGGTAATGGGGAAATTGCCCTGCAAATTTCGGTCCAGTGCCGTGATCTGGTCTTTTTCCGTCACTACATTATTCGCGCCGGGATACACTTTGGGCGTTCCTTCAAAGCCAGTCAAGGTTTGCCGGGGCGGATTATTGGCCAAATCAGCGCAGAGCAGAAGACTCTTTTTTTGGCGCTGCAATTCCTTATCGGCCGACAACGCGACGGTTCCCTGTCCGCGGCCCCATATTTCCTGTGAGCCGACCAGCCATCGCGTAATATGGTACGGGAAATGCAAATATCCGCCTTCCCGGACAATCATTTTTTCGGCTTCATTAACCACCAGTTCCTCAATGGGGTAGTTCATATTGTCGGATTTGGTTGCATCCCGGTTTCGCCGGCGGCGTACCTGAAAAATGAAATGCGTTTTTTCCTGTTGTTTCTTTGGATTATTGGCCGCTTCGATCACTTTCTTGCCGGCCATATCTCCGAACAGTTGATAGGCCTGCTCTGCGGTGTAGGCCCAGCGAATGCGGCATTGATCGGGGTTGCCCATGTAATCCGTCCGGAAACGATAAAAAGCAACGTCCCAATCTTTGTAAAACAGGCTTTGGGTTGCCTGATCCCATCCGGAAAAGAGGCAGGCCGTCCCGAATCCAAGCAGGGAATTCAGATATTCGTTGAATTCAAGGAGGAAATTACTCCGGAACATTTCTTCGTGCATAATTTGTGTGCAGTAATTGAGATATGACCGAATACGCTCGATATTGTTCAGGCGGTTATCGCGCGCGGAGAGCCGGAAAAAAAACTGACCGTTTGGGATAACCACCGCCGACATGCCGGCCGCCATATCCTGCAAATCCAGCGCCCCGGTTGGGTCGATGACGGGCAACGATTTATCTTCCCCTTCCGGCCGTTTGGTAATGATGGAATTTTCGCGCTGAAAGAAATGATCCGCGACCTGCTGGTAAAGATTCATCGTATTGGAACTGTCGGCGTCGTCTCTTTGCCATCCCTGAATGACTTCCAATGCCCGCTTATCTTCTGTATCTGCCATGATTTACCCCAAGAGAGTTTTTTTGCCGGTGGATTTTGGCGTGAGCGCCCCGGTTAATACTGTTTTCTCATACCCCGACGCCTTGCGCGCGCGTTTTGCTTCGGTTTCCCCGGCTTCCGGGGCTGTTTCGGCTATGGCTTGCGGCGCGGCGACGGGAGGCGTGTTTACCTTTGGTTTCTTGCTAAATCCGCCCATTTTTTCGACTCCTGATCTCTCAGATTACTTTATAATCACTGTCGCAATCGGCCGTTTTTGGCTTCTGATTGAACGGCAGGACGCGATTCACCTTACCACAAAGCCCGGCCAATATCAAGTAGTTGAGTGCATGACGGTAATGATCGGTTTTTCCCACATAGCGGAATTCAGGTTGCCCGGTTCGCTCGTTGGCGAATTGCTGCTTGAAAGGATTGCAGATTTGTTTGATGATTTCTTCGCATTGTTCGAGGCGGGGGAGAACGATTTTTCGGTCGATAATCATATTGTGCGTCATATCCATCGCTTCGGTGCGATTGGCCTTGATGATCATATTTTTTTCATCGACGCCATAGGCCCCCACGGAACGACTGGCCCGGTAATCCACCAAAAAAGCCTTGCATCCGTTGGCGCGCAGATTTTTTTGAAATTCTTTGGCCGCGTGAATATCCGGCAGCACATCGATCCCGGCCGCCCGGACATTGTACTTGCGGGACAAGTCGTAGGCATCTTTGAAGGTGGACACCACGGCAGCCTTGATGACTTCGTAGGTATCGGGTCCGGAACGATAGCCGATCATCAGGTGGATATCCTGCATGACGTCCACGCCCATCGCGCACGGCCCGGGATGGGAATAGACCATTGGCTCATTGCCGCAACAGATACGCACATCATTGTAACGCAGTTGATCTTCTTTGGCCGTGTACGGCATCCCGAATCGAAATCGGGATACATCCTTGAAGTTGCCTTCCGGGGGATTGCGAAACACTCTGAGCAATTCCGCGGGATCGTGAAATGCCGAATTAAGCTGCGACCAGTGAATGCCTTCAATTTCGCGGCCCGGATACAGCGGGAAATAATCCGATTCTTTCCCGGTCCGGCTGTCCCGGTAATACAACGGCAGCGGGGCTTGACAGTGAATACATAAAATCTCACCCTGTTTTTCTTTATTGAGACGGATCAGCTTTTCAGGGTCTCTCAGGAATTCCAGATCAGGACAGGTATATTTCAGGCAATTCGGACAAAGCCGGTTCCAGTAAGATTGATCCGACTCCTGAAACATCGCGTCAATGCCGTAGTTTTCAGCGGTTGGGTTGGACAGAAAACGTTCCTGTTTGATCTTACTGTGTCCATACCGCGCGCGCGCCTTTTCGATCACGGACTGATTCATACGGTCCAATTCGTCGAATACAATCTTGTCGCACGAAAACGACAGGATGGACGCCGTATCCATTTCACCCTCAATGGATCGGTTCAGGGTGGTGGATACAAAATGAATATAGGAATTGCCGACTTTTTTGAGGTCCGCCGAATCCGTACCCCCTTTACCCCCGGACTGGACATATTTTCCAATGCAGGCGTTTTCGCGGATCAGCGGGGCAAATTTGGTTTTGGAGAATTTCTGGACTTCGGTATCTGTGGGCATGAAATACCCGACGCCCTGCGGAAAGCGATTGTAGATGCAGCCGTGCAGATCGTCGATGGTTTCAGCAACCGAGAAGCCCCCCTGTGAAGCCTTGCGTATCACCCGGACGCGCCGCGTCACCTGATTGAGCGGACGAATCAGATACTCATGTCCGTCAAACGAAAACGGGCCGTTGGGAAGTTTGAGGCGATTGAATTTGGCCCAGAAGGACGGCAGGGCCGCAATCATATCCTGCATGACGCGCTCGTTTTCGTTTTTTTCGGCCATAATTACGAAGGGTTCCTGTTAAAAAAATGGACCTGTGATTTTTTTAAGGCTCACAGGTCAAGGCCTTCACACAGAGGTTTGCGAGGACAAACCCACACAGTGGAAATGAGAAGACGATTTTAAGCGATTGTGGGCGTGGCTTTCAGAGTCGTCGCTACCGCAATTTCGGTGGACGTATCCTGCTGACTGGCCAACGCCTCTTTGAGCTTGACAACCACCGGGTCTTTTGGGTTGTCGAAACTGGCGATAAACTTCTGGACGCCCATGATCACCTGAACAAACTGCGTTTCCTTTTCGCTCAATTGATCGGTGGTTTTGCCCACAGCATCGGCAACCATCTTTTGCGCGTCGGTCAGGGTCACATCACTGGCGCGCTTGCGCATCAGGCCCAAATAACCCGTCAACGTGCCAAACCCGGCCAGACCCAGCCCCATCGAAAATAGCCCGGTTTCACTAAACAACATATCTTCGCGCTCGACCGCCGCCTGATAATTATTCGTCGTCACTTCCGCCAGATGCGCATAAATCATATTGTCTTTATCCATCCTTTGGGCCAAATCCAACTGGATCAACTGGTGGGAGGAATCGACGGCGACTTTGAGTTTTTCGGCCTTGATCAAATTGGGCCAGCCGGCGAATTCGTTGGCGTCGGCCAGTTTGGTTTGGGCGACATACTGGACGGCGTTTTGGTCGATTTCGGCGGGGGTGAGGAATTGCGACAGGGCGACACAGCCAACGCCGGCGACCGTGATGATCGCCGACAGCACTACGATCACATACTTCATACCAGAATCCTTTCAAAATAGAGTCGTATTATACAGAACCCGTCAACAGGGATCGGGCTTCTTTGGCACGTTTTCGCATGGCTTTGGTAATATCACTTTCCACGCCGGTTGCGGATTCAACCGCTTTGGTCCGTTCCGTCTTCATGGATTGCAGTTTGTCGAGATCGCGCTCCGCTTCGGAGAGGATTTGCTGCTTGCGTTTTGAAACGCTGGATTTACCACGCCCAAAAAAAGCTAATATATTCGGCATTGTTTTGTCTCCTGTGATTATGCAGGCACTCTACTCAAAATGCCGCCCGGCTGTCAAGTCAATTCTCCGGCGACGTCGGTTTTATCTGGGGATTGGGCGCCTGCGATTGCCCGGCCGCCTGTGCCGGGGCGAATTCCCCGCAAAATTCCCCGGCGCGCACTTGCGGACGAATGATGATGGAGTCTATGCGTATTGGGCCGTGGGCAACCACCTGCGTGGGTTTGGGATAGACCGACGGCGGAAAGCGCATACAAAACCCGTTTTCATTATGGGTATCCTTGACACCCTGATAAAAAATACAGTTTTCACATCGAATCTCTGGACTGATCATAATTGGGGTCTTTCGTAAAAAGCAGGGCGCTCCCCCCAGACAGCGCCCTTTGGTTATTATTCCTCATTGGCTTCATCTTCGGCGGATTTGACCTTGATCAATTCATCCCGCGGCGTCACGGTAATCGTGTACCCGTCGCAGGTCAATTTGATCACGCCGCCGTCCACCGGCTTCAAGCCGGACTCATGGATCATGGCCAGCAATTTGGTTTTGCGGTCGATTTCGATATCCAGCGCCGCAATGCGATCCATCTTCGCTTTCTGATAGGCGCGCGCGGCCTTGACGATTTCCTTGCTGTTTTCCGGGGCGGTATCAATGAGGTCCATTTGCTGCCCGTTTCCGTTGTCACTTTTTTTGGGACGTCCCATGTTACTGTTTCCTTTCATTTAAAGAGGGTTTTGGTTCACGGTAAAAATTGCGACTTTTAATCATTTGAGCGATACGATAGCTCAGTTGGTGGGCAATTCGCTCCGCGATAAAATCAATCTGCGTCTCCGAATTGCCGTGCTGAAAACAGGTTTCGACCATTTCGGCGCAGAAGGATACGCTGCAAGAATATTCATCTTTTTTATTCCATTCGCGCGCCTCGATGTGCAGGTGAACCAATTGATCCACCAGCGGCCGCATCGTCTGATCAATCGATTCTTCCAAATGCCGCTCACGCAGGCGCGCGTTGTCCACCATGTTTTCAAGCGCCCTGATCTGATTTTTTTGACGCAGTTGCCCGGCTTTGTATAATTCAATCTGGCTTCTCAGGCGCGCGATTTCGCATTTCAGTTTGGCGACTTCAATCTCATGTTCTTTGGCGCTCATCAGACCCAGAATCATATCACACCTCCAGCCGATCCGTAATACTGGCCAGCTTGCAAAGAATCATTTCAGCTTTTTCATTGAAAGCAATGGCACGTGCCTGTGTAACCGACATCGGTGGACGCGGGGGATCAACACTGGCTTGTTCTTTTAGAACCGGCAGTTCCACCAATACCGAATGGAGTCTGCTTTCCAATGTGATCAGGCGTTCCATCATGGCGTCCAAGGCATTATCCATCCGATTGAATTGCGCCGAAATCGGCGAATTATCGGACGCGACGACGGCCTGTTGTGTTTTCTGATTAACCTGCATAATGACAATCCTTTCATTTTTTTGTTTTTAAAATCGCCCCCGGCACAATCGAGGGGAGGCCGAGGGCGATACCAAGCAAAAACTACAATGGTAATACTCATATTCAGTTGTCAGGAGATTTCGGCATAGCAGGGCCGTGCGCGGCCTCCTTTCTGTAAGGCGGGACATTCTTTTTGCAGACGATGACGTTCCATCCCAAATCCACCCGCCGTTGGGCTTCTAATTCAATTCGGGACTCTGAACACATCTTGACGTCACTTTCCATAAACGCCCTTACCGCATCGCCGTGCGTTTCCGGGATCGGGCTATGATTTTCCAGCAGCGCCAGCAGCATCGCTTCCGGCGTCATCAGAATGACAAACGGATTGGGAATAACTTTGATCTGATTGAGCAGCGCCATACAAAACGATTCAGTTGTTGCGTTATCCATGTTTTTTGACCTCCCCGGGCGATGTAACAACGCCGCACTTGAGCAGGTCAGTATGCTTTTTAAGCTCTCCCTGCAATGTGACAATGCGGCGTTTGAGCAGTTCAATAATTTCAGCCGAAGGATAGTCCCGGCAGTCCGGGGAACAATCCCCCGTATTGCGACAGACCTTGCAGCAATGCCGAAACAGGACGTCGGCGCCCTCAATGCCCAACTCCGTGAATTCCTCGACGTTGACTTTCCAGTCATTCACGTCGTTTTCATCGGCGGGATATGCTTCATACAGGCTGTCAAATTCGGCCTGCGTGTACGCGGCAAACAGGGCGTCGCTGAGTTTGACCACCCAATCCCCGAAACGCACCCGATACTCCCGCTGGTTGGAATTGATCAGCAGCATCGGGACGCCGCTTTCATCACGAAACGCGCATTTCGAGCAGGTCACAAACGCCCAGACCTGATCTTTGGTTAATTCTGTGAACCGCATCGCCTGAA